GTAGTCGTTTGGGCGGTCGGACAGGTGTAGACAGTCGTCTCGGTGTTAGCCGTGAGGACAGATGGTCCTGATAGTCGTTTTTCTGTAAAAGCCATTACTCTGTCTCCTCAGGGTTCCATTCTTCAGCGGTGTTTCCTTCAGCAACCCACGCAAGATACGCATCGGTGTTCGGGTTGTCATCTGTAAGTGGAAATGTCCGCATACCGCCATCATGTAATGGTTGAATAATATGTCTTGTGGTTCCTCTTAGTGGGTGTTCATCATCATAGAAATAATACATTACAACTCCGCATAAAAATTGGCATAGCCACCAGTGGCATTGTTATTAGATGTAATAAAATATGGTCTGTACCCAGTTATCCCAGAACCACCACCACCCGACATGGAAACACAATTCGGTGTTGATTCGGTTGATTGTAATGTAAATGTTGAGAATGTATATCCTGTACCAGTGTCAGTAGCACGAAGATTAAACACATCAGCACTTGTTGGTGTTACTCTCATAGTCGTTGGCAAAGGTATTTGAAAATCAACAATTGTTGATGCACCAGTCCTACCAATTCCTGTACCAAAAATGCCGTAAGCAGCAGTGTTGCCCTGTGCAGGCAATCTAGTGCAATACCGTTGGCATAGTGCTAGTTCTACACCGATTGGTCTTTGTTCAAACGGTGTTGGCTGAGAGTTTGCTTCTAACTGAACACCCGTAATCTGGAAATAATTACTCGTTGAAGAAGCAACATTGATTTGACCAGCAGCCACACTTCCGTTAGAGTAGTTGGCTGCACCCCATGAAGTATTTAATGTTCCGTTTGAGAATTGAGAACCTGCTCCTAACCAAAAGTAAACAATCAATGAAAGACCATTATCATTGTTGAAAGCACCAGTTGTGTCAGATGGAAAAGTTACTGTTTTATATTCCCATGTTTCACTTGTGTTTACCGTGTATGACTTTGAACATTGACGAGTATTGTCACTATCATATAATTCACAAATGTAAGTTCCTGCTTGAAATGCTTTAACCCAAAAAGAAAGTGAAAAAGATTTAGCCGAAGCAGTGCCTTTTGCAAATCTTTGTAAATCTTGACCTTCCAAACGAGTTCCAATTCTTGCTAAAATAGGGTATGGAGACGAAACTGCTGTTGTGCATTGCATTCTGAGCGAGTTACCAAATCCTGCTGGAGCGTCAGTTGATTGGTTTTGTGTCCATGTACCAGCCAGTATCAATTCTGTGTACCATCTGTCACAGGTGTAGTAACCATTCGCAGTAATGCTTGCTGTTGATGTGCCTCGTTGGGCAATACGCATGTCGCCGTTAATGATTACATTGCGGAAACCGCTCAAAGGAATATCTGTACTCAACTTGTCTTGAGTGATTACATTGGCAGCAATGTCCACAGCCTGAATAGACCCATCAACATAAGTTGATTCGCCAGTAGTACCTAATTGAGAGACTCTTCTAATACCAGTCATTCTGGGTTCCATTCTTCAGCGGTGTTACCTTCAGCAACCCATGCAAGATACGCCTGGTAGTCTACGTTTCTTTCATCAAAAGGAATAGCAGCCATATCCTCTAGTCTTAAAATGATAGGCGCTTCGCCATCATCAAATAAGTTTTTGCATTTTCTATACATTACAGTTCCGCCGTTGCCTGCATGATTGCACCTTTAACTGTCACAGGTCCGCCATTTGTTTGTGAACCGCTTGCTAGGCTGAACAATAATTCAGCCCCATCTGCACTTAAATCTCTCACGGGCAAACCTGAGTATGCACTTCCTATAGTTAAGTCTGCTAGACCATTCATAGTGGTTCCACCACTGATATAGGTAATCGTTGGGGATGCTCTCATTTTGGTTTTAAAAGCAATCGTGACAATTGGAACTGTTCCACTGCCACCTGTAGCACCAGAACCATATATTTCGTTTCTCCAATAGTACCGTTGGCATAGGGCTAGTTCTATACCGATTGGTCGTTGTTCAAACGGGGTTGCTTGTGGTCCAACTTCCAACTGAACACCCGTAATATCAAAATAATCATTGGCACCAGCAGTACCAGTTGTAGCATAAAAGAAAAACAACCCATATTCGTTATATGAAGTCAACGCAGAAGTCGTGTATGTAAATCTTTGCCAAGAGGTTGTAAGAGTCACAGATTGGTCAACAACTATTGTCTGGCTAGTGTATGAAAAAACATTTTGGTCTGTCCCTGTGCCTCCATAGATACGCCAGTTGAAAGCATTGCTTGTGGCTGAATAGTTAGCACCAGCCCTTGCATAAAAAGAAACCGTTACAACTTTGCCTTGAAGTGGAATTGAAGCACTTGTTTCAAGGCTTTGTGCAATTTGAGGAACGGTTGTGTTTGTAGAACCATTTGTTCTTTGAACACGCATAAAGTTTTGAAAACCTGCTGGTGGGGTAGATGTAGACTGAGAAATAGTATGGGAAGTATTTATACCTAAGTACCATCTATCAAGTGTGTAGTTTCCAGAAAGGGTATATGGGCCAACTCGTTGGTTGATTCGCATGTCGCCGTTAATCAAAACATTGCGGAACCCGCTTAATGGGATATCTGTACTTAGTTTTGCTTGAGTAACAGCATTGGCTGCAATATCGGCAGTAGCAATAGTTCCGTCAAGAATCATTGTTGAGGTAACTGTTCCAGTATCTGCAACAGTTACAGCAGTACCAGAAATCTTAGTTTTATCAATCGCCGCCGATGCATTGATGTCTGCATTAACAATCGCACCATCAGCAATCTTGGCGCTCGTAATGGCGTTGTCAGCAATGACCGTAGCCGTAGATGCAAGAGGACCGTCATTCAGTACACCTGAAACTGTTAGGTTAAGTGCTGAACCTGTAGAAGCAAGCGCCCTAAGAACTTCTCCAGTTGTGAGTACTTGAGACAAGTTGATAATTACCGTGTCATTAGCCGCTACCGAAGTACCGCTAAATAGCGCATTACCAGCAGAAGCCGCACCGATGTAGAAAGTAAAAGTAGCCGCAGTCCCCGTAATGTTCGTAACTACCAGTTGCTTGATAATTGCTGAGTACCCAGTCGGAACCGTATACAGCGCACTAGACGCTGAGGTTGTCAGCGTTGTAGGGGAAATGAAACGTGTCTCTACGAATGGCATTAGTTAGTCTCCATACGCAATAATACAGTAACATCGTAGACCTGGTTAGAGGCGTTGTTTACTTTGTCTACAACAACCCATGCAGTACCGTTCCATGTCCATGTTTTACCACCGACTGTGTAGGTTTGGTTTGCTGTAGGAGAGTTTGGAAAGTCAATAGCCATTATTCAGTCTCCTCTGGATTCCATTCTGTTGCTTCATTGCCTTCAGCAACCCATGAAAGATATTTTTGGTAATCCGAGTTACCTTCATCAAATGGAATGTAAATAGTAAAATCATCTTTTAGCATTATTATTACTTTAAAATCCCTAACTTCGTTAATGTAATACATTTAAAACTCCGCATTTGCTGTTGCTTTTAACCCAGCGTTCCATAAGACATAAGCATTGTTGGCACCAACTGAGCCAAAGAAGTAAACAACACCATCAGTTGAAGCATTTGTTGCGTTTGAATTAGTATTACCCGTTTGACTTGGCGTTGGAAGAACTACTGTAGGAGCAACTCTCATTTCACTCGGGAATCCAACATTTGAATAATATCCATAACCACCACTAGACGCATACCCTTCGGAGTTAAGCCTTCTTGCTTCAAAAACTGTGTAGTATCTCTGACACAACGATAGTTTTAAAGTATATGGTAATTGTTCAAAAGCAGTTGCTTGTGTATTTGCTTCTAACTGCACACCCGTAAATTGAAAATAGTTACTCGCAGAAGAAGCACCGTTGACAGTTAAACCAGCCGCACGATTAGCAACTGTTGCGCCAGACCCCCAAGACCCTGATGCTGTACCCGATGTGAATGTTGTTCCAGCAACAAGCCAAAAGAAAAGAGATAATGCGTTAGCGTTTGAGTTTGCAAAAGCACCTGTTGCGTCAGCAGGGAACTGAATTGTTTTGTATTCCCAAGTTGCAGAAGCATTGATTGTAAAAGTTTTTGTTACTTGACGACTGTTTGTGTTGTCGTAAAGTTCAGCAACATAAGTACCTGTTTGAAATGCTTTCACCCAAAAGGAAAGACTAAATGGTTTAGCACTAGCGGTACCTTTAGCAAATCGTTGAAGGTTTTGTCCTTCAATGTTTTGTCCCCAAATCAAATAGGAACCAGCGGATAAAGAAGCGTTGGCTGTTGTGCATTGAAACTTTATTGAATTACCAAACCCAGGAGGGGCATCGGTTGATTGTGATTCTGTCCATGTGCCTGTTGTGCCATATGCAGACACAACACGGTCAAGAGTTCTGACCGTTTCACCGCTTGTAATGGTTGCTACCGAGGTTGAACGCTGGGCAATATTCATATCGCCGTTAATAAGTACATTTTTAAATCCAGTTGGCTGGTCAGCCCACGCTAAACCATTGGTAGCAGATGAGTTAGCCACAAGAATTTGAGTATCTGTACCTACTGGCAACTTGGCTACAACATCTGCTGTAGCACCTACAAGCAGGTCACCCTTAGCGTCAATGACTGTGTTAGTTGTGTCGTTAGCCCATGAAAGACCAGTAGCCGTGGATGAGTTAGCAATCAGTCGTTGAGTGTCCGTACCGACGGTTAGTCGTCCAAGTGCTTGAGATGCGGTACCGGCAAGAAGGTCTCCCTTTGCTTGAACCGTATTGATAACGGTTTCATAAGATGAGCCTGCACCAATTTCAATCCACGAAGAATCGTAGTAAATGTATGTGAGACCAGTGTCTGATTCAAACCACAGTTGTCCTGCTGCTGGAGACGCTGGGGGCGTGTCCGAGATAGCCATGTTTGGACCCGTAGGACCAGTTGCACCAGTATTGCCTTGCAATCCAGCAAGAGAAACTGTCGCCGAAGAAAAAGAACCTTCACCTGCTTCGTAAGCAGAAATTACGGTAAAGCCAGTATCTTGAGTAAGGGCTGTAATTTCACCAATGATGTATCCTGATGCGCCATTGACCTTTACATTGTTACCTAACGCAAACGCTCCTGTGTTGGCAGAAGTAAACACATATGTTGACCCAGCGGTACCTGTAATGGCGGTCGCACTTGATGCCGTAATGCCAGCGTAACCACGACCTGCTGTTCCGCTTGCACCTGCTGTTCCGCTTGCACCTGCTGTTCCGCTTGCGCCTGTAGCCCCTGTTAAACCTGTCGGACCAGTCGCCCCTTCTGCTCCATTTGCTCCATTTGCGCCAGGTGCTCCGTTGGCACCAGGGACTCCGTTAGCACCGGGAACTCCAGAAGGACCCGTAGCGCCAGTCGCGCCCTCTGTACCTGTAGCGCCAGTTGAACCTGTAGGTCCTGTTGCGCCCGTTACACCAGTCGGGCCAGTTGCGCCAGCCGCTCCTTCTGCACCAACAGGACCAGCAGGACCTTCTGCACCCACCAAACCTGTATCACCCGTATCACCCTTGTCTCCGGTGCGAACGAAAGTAATAATTACATCTTGTCCAGATGTCCATGAAGGAGATGAGCCAGTTAGGTAAGAAACAGGAACTTTGTAATAAGTAGAAACAAGAGTGTGTGAACCTGTAATTGCATAGTAAACAAACTGCGCAGAGTTGCCAATTGCTTCTACTCTGAAATGACCTTTAACTGCGGATGTGGAGTCATCAATTGTATTTAAGTATGCAGTTATGTCGTTAGAACCAAAGTCAACTGGGTCAATGTACAAAAAAGTTGCAGTCGCTAATGCCGAGTCAAACTTCAAGTTTGTTGTGCCTGGGTCGGTATCTGCCGTGTTTGTTAGATAGTTATATGTAAAGGTTGCTCCGCCAAATGAACCTGTATCGCCTTTGATTCCAGTCGGACCCGTTGCTCCTGTAAGACCCGTCGCGCCTGTTGCCCCTGTTGCGCCCGTAACTCCAGTCGGTCCTGTTACTCCGTCAACACCAATAGTTCCGTTAGTGCCCGATGCCCCCGTCGGACCAGTAGCACCCGTCAAGCCAGTAGCACCAGTCAATCCTGTTGCACCCGTCGGACCAGTCGGACCTAATGGTTGCGGACCAACTTCAACCCAGTAAGAGTCGTAATAAACATAGGTAATCGCTGTAGTTGAATCAAACCAAAGGTCTCCTTGCGCTGGAGATGCTGGAGCAGTGTCGGAAATGCTTACATACGCTACGCCTGTAGCCCCAGCGGGTCCTGTTGCGCCTGTTGGACCAGTTGAACCCGTCGCGCCAACCGCCCCCGCTGCACCACTTGCCCCTGTTGCGCCTGTTGGACCGGTCGGTCCTGTTACACCGTCAACACCGATGGTTCCGTTGGAGCCTGATGCGCCAGTAGCCCCTGTCAATCCCGTCGGACCAGTAGCACCAGTAGCACCAGTAGCACCCGTGTCACCTACATCACCAGTGCGAGCAAAAGTTACGAGAATGGCATCATTACTGGCAAAAGAACCATTACCAGAGATAAAGGAAACATTGATTTGAAACCAGTTTGGTGACTCATCAGAAATACTGTTGATGGCGTAAATGGCGAATATTGAACTGTCTGTTTTTAGAGAGACTTTTACATGCCCTTTTATGGTGCTTGTGGAATCATCAATCGTCTGTAAGAACGGAGACAAGTCATAGTTTCCGTCAGAGGGATTATCATCAATAGCGATACTGGTGGCAGCATTGAGGCTGGCGTTATTGAAACGAAGTAAATCATCACCTGGGTCAGACATTGTGGTGGAAGTAGAAAAAGTGTATCCAAATGTTGCTCCACCAAAACTTCCTTGAGGACCTGTTGCCCCAGTTGCACCAGTCGCACCAGTCAAACCCGTTGCACCCGCCGCACCCGATGCACCAATTCCAGTTGCACCAGTTGCACCCGTTACGCCCGTAGGACCGACAGGACCAGTCGGACCACTCGGTCCAAGAGGTTGTGTTCCGACTTCAACCCAAAAGGAATCGTAGTAAATAAAAGTTTTACCAGTATCGGACTCGAACCAAATTTGACCAGCAACAGGAGTGCTTGGGGCGGTGTCAGAGATTGTTGCCCCACCCGCAGCAGTAGCGTTTACCCATGCGGTGCCGTTCCATTGCAGAACTTGATTGGTAGCGGCGCTGGTTACCGTTACATCAGTTAGGTCATCAAGAGACGCGACCGTAGACGCAGTGCCCGGAACAAACTTAGTTCCGTTGAATTTAAGTACTTGGTCGCCCGTAGCGCCAGTTGTGTCTACTTCTATGCCATCAATGAAAAGAACGGGGACTTTAAAAGTGTCATCTGTTCTTAGGACATTTGCTTCATCGCGATAAAGATTTGTGTCTCCAGTTGCTGACCCAGAAGCCCAAGTGATTCTTCCACCTGCATCAATACGAATTCGTGGATATGCATCAGTGCCAACACGAGCGGATACCGCTTCATCGCCAGCACTAGCGAACTCTGTTCCGCGTAGCGGCGTTCCTACAAATCTCGTCATTGATACAGCCTCAACTGTGTCTTCCTATTTTTGTGCGCCCCTCAGGACGCTATGTATTACCCGATTACTACAATTGTGTAAGCACTTGACGACGGAGCAACGTTAAAAGAAACAGTGACTGTGTTGGCGTCAGTACGAACAACATCCGCAATGACCGTATCATAGTTTGCTGAGTCATAAACTTGAACCATCACTTCTCGTGTATTAAATGCGTGAACAAGAGTAAACGAAGTATCTACTCCGTTGCCTACTGCTTTTGTAACTTTTCGCGCAAGTGCTGGTGTGCTTACCCCAGCACCCTGAGTTCCACCAGCGGCGAGGTTTGTTCGTGCGGTTGCTTCCGTGGAAGCATTGGTTCCGCCTCGTGAGATTAAAAGTGAATTAGTTGTTGCGGCGGTCTGCGAAAGGTCAACAGCACCAAAGGCGGGAACCCCACCAGAGCCTGCACGGAGAACCTGATGTTCCGTTCCAGCACTGGTTACATCAAGTGCGCTTGTTCCGTTACCATAAACAACGCCGTTGTCGGTAAACGACTCAACACCAGTACCACCAGCAGTAACCGCCACGGTTGTAGCGTCCCATGTACCCGTAATGATTGTTCCAAGGGTTGTAATGCTGTTTTGACCTGCATAGGTAGAGGCAATGTCAATACTGTCTTCATTGGCTGTAATACGGTCTGCCGTACCAATGGCATTAATCGTATTTCCAGTCTTTGTAAGACCTGTGCCAGGAGTGATTTGACCAGCACCCGAGAACTGAACGAATGTGAGACCAGTTGTTCCAAGAGTAATGGTGTCGTTTGTTGTAAGAACCCAACCAGAGTCAGCGTTTGTGTTACCTTCGGATACAAAAGTGAACATTCCTGTTGTAACTTCTGCCGAAGAGTCAGCGTCAGTGGCACGAGAAGCCGCACCCGAAGCAACTGCTACATAGATACCGTTTTCTGACGCTGTACTTTGGTCTTTGAGAAGAACTCTGTCACCAGCAACAAGTGTTACGCCGTCAATTATGTCGCCTGCTTCAAGAGCCGAAGCGATTGCTACTGGAGCAACGGAAGCGACTCTTACGGACTGCTTAACATCCAAGCCTGAACGAGCGGCGTCTACATAACCTTTTGTCGCCGCATGACCGTCAGCGGTTGGTGTAGCAACAGAGATATTGCCGTTTCCGTCCCTTTTGGCAAGTGTATTTATTGTGGCGGCAGAAGTGGCGTTGGTGAGGTCGGTGAAAAATGACGCAGTAAGCAAACCTGCTGCTTCAGCAGTTGCAAGGTTGAGGGTAAGCGTTACAACGCCGTTTGCCTCAGAAATCGTGATTGCGTCTGTGTATGAGCCGCCCTTAGTGACGGAGTTGACAACCTTACGCCATGCGCCATTTCCATATATCTGAATACTGTCAGTTGCACTGTTGAAGTACATCCGACCTTCAAAGTTGCCTGACTCAGGCGCAAAGCCAAGAACCTCAAAGGTAGCGTTGACTATCTGATTCTGATTGAGATTTATATCTGTGAGAAATTTTTGTGCCATGTTTTAAATCCTTATGTCAGGTAAGCAAAACCAGAAAATGGTGATGAAAAAAGAACGGTGATACTTGTGTTGCTATTATATCGCACTTCACCATAAACTACGGTACCTGCACTATCCACAATCGTCACCGATGGGCGACCGCCTAGTTGGTGGGTGATGTTCCAAGTGCTGGAGACTGAAGCCTGCGTAAATACCTCGCGGTCATTCAGAACCGCTGCATCAATTGTCGCTGATGTTAAAGCCGTAAAAAATGGCGTGTCGGGCCAGCCCGCCGCTGTTTTCGGACCATAAAAGTCTCCCGTGGCAGTATCAATGAAGATGTCACCAATATTCCCGTAATCCGAAGCCTGAATGGGCATTTAAACAGCCACCTGAATCCATGGGGCACCAACACCATAGGAGACGTTGGTTCTGGCAGAAGACGAAACACCGGGGACGATGACCTGAACAGTATTTGGTTCCTCGTGAACAATTTCAACAATGTTTCTTTGGTCTTCGAGGACGATATTGTAGTCCGCATTACCCATGGTTACTTGAGTGATATTGCTCATCGCGAAACCTCTTTCTCAAGCCTAAACTCACCTCTAATTACCTTATAAACCTCACTAGTAGAGGTTTTTATGATTTCCAAGTCGTAAACACCACTACGAGTGAGAGATGCCGTCAAATCTGGGGTCAAGGTCATAGTAATCGCGCCTAGGGCACCGTTGATAGTAATGCGACCGTTGGCGCTCGTCAGTTCAATAAGGGTGGTTGATGAGTCAACATCGCGCCGTACCTGCATCCTTGCCGTATAGCCAGTCAGAGGAAAAACCACACCATCTGCGTCTTTTATCTCAATCGTCCGTGCAAACGTGGAGCCCTGATCGCAAACCATGTTGTATTTTCCTGCAAGCATCGTTCCTCACTCCATTAAGGGGACAGCAAAAAGCCGTTCACTATCAAGAATACAACACTTGTAACCCTTGAATTAGAAGCGTTAAGCCTTTTTCTTGCTATTCGCCTGTGCTTCAACAATCTTGGCAACAACTGAAAAAATTGCGGTCGTATTCTTGTCGCCAATCTTTGTTGACAACCAAGCAAAACCAGCCAAAACTGCGGGTGTCACCACGGCGACGACCTCAGCAGAAACGCCGTATTTCGTGGCTAGGTAGGCAAGACCACCAAGAACCGCGCCTTTTACTGCCTGATCACCGACATTCGCTTTAATGTTATTGTTCATTGTTTTCCTCCATGTAAGGGAATTGGTACTCGCCTGAGCGCATCATTTCTATAGCCAATTCCAACATCCCGTGGGCAAGCCACGGAGTCATTGAATCAGATATAGACAGCGACAGTTCCTGTTGAGAACTAGAAGCCACTTCTGCGATAATAATAAAATTGGTTACAAGACCTTCGGGCATTGACTCTCTGATGAGTTGCTCTATTTCTTTATCCAAAGAAGGTTCAGATTCTTTGTCTTCCATGAATCCCCCAATCTTAAAGTTACTTATCCATTCTACATCAAGCGATGAGCGTGTGGGTGACAATCATTCCCAGAGGTCTTGCAGGCTCAATCAGGGCAATAATGTTTGGTACGGAAGCACCAATGTCACCCACGACGGTACTGAATGTTTCCGCTTGACTTGTCGTAAAAGCAATCTGATTTGTTGATTTTACATAGGTGACTATTTTTTGACCCGTAAGAGCGCGTTGAATTGCACTAATCATTGACTGCAATGTTCCCGCATTATGACCGTAATACGCAGTCTCTACCTGCCATCGCGCAAAAGCATCAACACCAGCGGGCAACTGCGACGAGGCATTTGCATCCGTTCCAAGAACATTGCTCCCGCCAAGCAAACTTGATGGACTATCAAGGGTGAAAACTTCCCAACCAACACCTTCAGTTGAAGGTTGATAGGTGACCAAAACTGGTCTACCTCGAAACTGTGCCAACCAGAAAAGAGCATTACCGTCACAAATGTTTGGATTAATGAGGGTGCTTAAAGTATCAAGTTCCGTACTGTCCTGACCGTCAGAAAAATCAAGATATTCAAATTGATAAGTCTTGTCGTAAATATCGTCAGCAACGGAGGATGCGAGTTCAATAAATCTACTTAAAACAAAAGTCGGCTCATTGGTTGAAAAACTAGCGGTATCAGACTCAAGAAAAACTTCGGGAAGTACATTCAAAACCTCAGAAGCAAAACCGTTCCTGAAAACCCTGTACGAAGGGTAGGCTGTTGGGCGAGAAATGTTAAGCGAAGCACCTGTCAGTGTGCTAAAAACCACACGAAAATGCAACGATACTGAATAGTTGCCCGTAGTAGGCAATTCGACAGGAACAGCCCTCAGTAGGTGGAACCTATTTTGGTCTAGAGCGCCAAGATTCACACTATGAACACCCTCTGCTCCAGTGATTACATCCTGCGCATTTGTGGACAACATATATTTACTTGTACCACTATTATAAGTGACCTTGGTAAGCACTGTTTTCAAATAGATTGTGCAATTTACGGTCGTCCTTACCCAAAAGAAAGATTCAACAAAATCGTTGATGTCTTGGTTTGGTGTTATTGCATACTGTGATGGAATGTCGGTTGCTGGAACCGCCCAATAATTGTATTTTACGTAGTGTTCGGAAGTTGATGGGGTTAACTTCAAGGAACCAAAATCGGCATCTTGGAAAATTACGGGGTCGGCACTTATTGTCCCATCCGAAGTCCAATAATCAGATACAGAAGAAATGAAAGCGCCGCTCTCTAGGAGTGTGCGCTCCGTTTCATCTATGTAGTTATAAATTACACCCATATTTAAGCCGTAGCCACAGTGGTACAAGAACCAATAGGGATAGCGCCTTTTTGCAGAACAGTAACATTCAAGGTGTCGTTAGACGCGAAGGGTGATGAACTAACCAATGTTGCATCCATCGCCGAAACGTATTTAACACCTGTTACGCGTGATGCAATTGTTGTCAGATACATGGAAGAAACAGATGTTGCAAAATCCCAACCAGCAACAGACAAATAAGCCTCTATCGCTTCAGATACGGCAGTACCAACATCGGAAGTTGAGTAGTTTGGTTCAACTACTACAGTTGCCGCCACATTGACATAGAATAAATTCATGTCGTGTAGATAAATGCTGAGACCAGCAACGACTTTCGACTCAATGTTTTCTTTGATAATCAGTTTTTGGGCAACAGAAATTGGGTCGCCTACCGAGTCGCACATGGAGATAGTCACAGCACCGCCAACATTTGCAGTTGCGTAGAGCATACCGTTGGCAAGAACAACAGTTCCCAATGTTGTTACAGCGGTCGTGATGTTCGCATTGGTCTTTGCGTAACGGAAGGTTGTGGTCGTTGGTACAACAGTTACTGTGTATGTTCCGTCGTAAACGTCATTAACCATTCCCGAGACTGTCACACTGTCACCAACAGAGAAACCATGAGCATAACGGGTCGTAAGTGTCACTACGTTGGATGTCAATACGGCGTTGACAATGTCGTTTTGTTTTGCTTGCGTCAAGTCAAAGACCTTAAAACGGCTTACTGTAGGATAATTAACCGCAATATAGTTCGTCAACTGCGACGCTGTTGCGATAGAGGCACTCAAAGAACCAAGAAAAGTTACAGCACGGTCAAAGTATTCAGAGTCTGTTTCCGTGTCTGTTCCAACAGTTGCAATTGAAGTCAGTGTTACAGTCAAAATAAACGGAGTACTAGAAACGACGGTCAATTCCGTACCAACCGGAATGTCTGGATATGCAGATGGGTCAGAAGCAGTGACAGCGGATGTTCCTACTGTTGAGCCTGAAGCAATAGTTAAATCAGCAATTGTTTCGTACAGGTATTGTGTAAGAACACCCTCAGCATCAAAAACATTATAAGAAAAAACAGTGCCAGCGGAAATTGTTGCACCTGTATTGACTGACAAAGTAATTTCTACTGACGCCGTGGACGGGGTTGCCTCAATTCGTGAGAAACCCATCAATTTGAGTAGACCCTCCATCAGACCATCAGGAAGCGAATTTATTGTGGTTATTAGACTTCCAGTTGCGTGGGAAAAAGCCTCTAGGAGAGCGTTTTCGATTGTCCCAACTCGTGGGTTGAATTCAGGCAATGCTGTTTGGGCGTACTGAACAGAAGCATCATAAACATCAGTAATTGTTTTATTGTTGATAGTCAGGTCAACGTATGGGGTGAAGTTTGGTGAAGCCATCTTTATGACAACCTTTCAAATCGTATTGCCAAGTTTGTTTTGCCAGTATTGTCTTTCACAGTATTTACCTCTATGACCTTTATTTCGGGGATGTGCCTTGAAACTTCCTGAACAATTCTTCCTGTTTGACGATCATCAAAAGCAGCGTCAGAAGCGCCATAAAAAGTTGAAATAGGTAAAGAATTATTTTCAATCTGTATTGCGAAACCAATTAATGTTGCGTAATACTCGTCAGTAGTTTCATCAATTGTTTCCATTTGTGAAGAAACCGAACTAAACCGTATTGGTAGGCGAATGGTATTCATATTTTCCCCACAATAACACCTTCGTCAAGTGAGTCGTTAAGGAAAACTACAAGTACTCGCGTTCCTACGGGAGGTAGCGTCAATGACCCTGAGTACGCACCAGACAGGGCTGTGGTCGTGTTGGATAGCGAAGCACCCGTAAGTACCGTAGTACCCGAAACAACCGCTGAGGTTGTGGTGAGCGTCTGCTTTGCAGGCGTAGTCACAGGGAAAGAAAACGGTTCCAAAAACTTAAAAGGACCAAGTTGTGCAGATTGGTTTAATGCAGGAATCCGAACAAAACCAGTTTTTGTAGCATCCGAAGTTGCCGTAACTACCCCAATGTGAATAGACGAAAATGAGGCATTGGTCATCTGCGACGAGTCGCTACGTTGCATGCCGTCTAGCCCGTCACCTCCTAAGGTTGCTGTCATAATATTCCTTCCTAGCCAATCACTGTTGTTTCAGCGACTTTTGCGTCAATTTTCTTTTTATCTTCGGGGTTGATTTTTTCCAAAGTTGCAAACCTTATTTTTACAGGTTCGGGCTGTCCGTACTGATACTCAACTGATGTAATCAAATATGCTGTTTTGTCAAAACCTTTGATTCCGTAAACAACGACAGTCATACCTGCCCTTATATTATACGCACTGCCTACGTTCTCTTCATGTCTGTCACCAACCCAGATATTTGCGGTACCTTCCGACTCTTTAGGGCTATCCATAGACCGTCTTAATTCGGGAACATCCGTAAGAAAAAAGTTGAGTTTATTATCATTCGGATATTTCAAAGGAATAAAATAAAGCGGACGCTTTTCCGTCTTTCCATCAGTAGTGGTAAATGTAAAGACTTGAGTTTTCTCTACACCCCAACGCCCAAGCAACCAATTTGGAGAACCATAAAAGAGTGTTGGAACCGCCCTACCGCCAGTTGCGGGTACCGCATACATCACAAAGCAGAGATATTGCAGGTCTTTTGCTGAACGAACAAGAACATCGTAAACAGATTCCCTATTTTTGTCCTGCTTGACTTTAATGGTTGTGGTTTTGATACCTTTTGGTTCTTGACCAATAAATTCTAAACCAAACCTTTTTGCAACTTTTTGAGCATATTCGTAGGCGGTGGTTGATTTGTATGCTTCAGGTTTCCTATCCAATTTCATTCTTTGGATTGCTTCTGTACGCATTTCCAATTTTATTTTAAAATAATTACCTTCACCATTGGATATTTCGTGGCTAGCAATCATGTATCTTTCGGTTAACGTGCCGTCAAAAAACTCAACAACATTACCTACCTGAAAATAGTTGCTGTTCCACATTTTAAGATTTTCGTCAACGAGTTCAACAGTCACCTGTGATGCACCATCAACCGTGTAACTGACGATAATAGAAGTAATACTCTGTGCAATTTGAGCACTGAGGAAAGCGTTCGCCGTATAGGCAACGATGAGAATCGTCTTATCTGTTATCACTATTTACGCCCAATTAATTATCCTGGATATCCGATTTCACCCGGACAAATTTGTTTTTTAGCACCAATAGGAAAAATGCAATGCTTACCTTGTTGTCCCTTAATATTTGCGGCGGCAGTGGTGTTTGATGCTTGCGAGGCACTACGTGTTGTAGGCGGAGTTACCTTTATGGGCTTGCATTTAGTCGGATTCTTTTTCGCATATTTCGCGTTCGCGCATTTTGGATTAGGTCTCGTGAACTTCAAAGGCGGTATCAGGGTGATATTTATCTTAGGATTTCTATTCTCAACTAAACTAATCTGCACATTAGCGCTAGTAATTTTGTTTTCCTTATTTCTCCGAACAACATCAATACTCATCTCGGTGATGGAGAAAAACAGTGAACTCTGCCTTTCAGCAGACATGTTTCTATATGTGAAGGGAAGATAAGTAAAAATATCGTAATTCAGCAACTGAAAAACACGGTTACTGCTAGACGCCATAGTACGCAAAGCAAACAGTTCTCTTTCAACATCTTGAACCAAACCATCACCCGGATACGCGATTAAAGCAGTAAAATCAACTGTCATTAGGTTGTGGCTTTTGAAAGCAACAATAGGTGTAGTGCCCGGTCGTGCTATCTGAACCATTTCGTCAGAAAGTTTCCCAACCTTAATTTCTCTAGGACTATAAGGAAAAACAAAATCTTTATCAGTTTTATTGTTACCAGTAGCCATTCTTAAAATAAGAGGTAGAGCACCCCCGAGGGTTGCGCTCATGCGGTCAGCCTCTGGTGTTGGGTCTTTCATTCTCACCCAAACGGTAACTGTGCTAGCCATAATTATCTCCTAGTCGAAAGGGGTATTGAAGCGGTAGACCCTCGTTCTTTTGCGTCACGAAGACCCTTGGCAATAGCAGCCTCAATTTGCAGAATAGTAGCCTTATCGAGAACAGAGGCGTTGACTGTTGTGTTCACATAACTTGGTGATACCACCGAGGCAGGAGGAACAGCAGTTACACCAAGGGCACCCGCGCCAGCACCCTGCATCCCCGGTTGAGCAAACACTGAAGCAGTATCTTTGCCCGGCATTTGTTTTGGCGTCACAAATGCTGACGCTTCTTGCGCTTTCGCCAAGTTTGCAAGGAAGTACGCACCACCAGGACCCGTCATTGTTTCAATCGCAAGAGCGTTCAACTTAGCCGGGTCAATTGTTTTCCCATCCTTGCCCATCACAGATGATGGTACGCCAGCGGAACCGCCAAGCAATTGTGCGAGACCTGTATCACCTATGGTTGCTATTACATTTTTGATTACGCCCGCAGGGTCAGCGCCAGCCGCTTTTAATTCTCCTCGTAAACTTGCTTTTACATCCTCGGAAAGACCGCTTAAACCGCCACCTTCACCAAGTTGACTCTCCAAAGCGGTATACGCATTCGCTAATCCACCAGTATCACCAAATTTAGATACGTTGTAGTTAATTAGGTTTTTAAGGAAATCCTGCTGATTCGCAATACCCGTTGCTCCACCCTTGAGTTTCAACTCAGAGGCGTCGACCAACTTGGATTGTTCTCGTGCCGCTTGTTGCTTATCAAAGTAACTCGTTGCCTCGGAGACCGCAAAAGAACCTATGTTTGACCAAGCCACTTTAATCAATCGTGCTTTTTCTTCAGCGGTTTTACCTACGAGATTCAAAATCTCACGGAAGTTGAGCATCTTGTCTTTAAGGTCAATACCAGCGGCGTTAGCCAATTTATTCAAAGACTCTGCACCTACACCAAAAAACTTTTCAGAAATAGCAACAGTTCCCGTGTAGTTATCTATTTGGGTGTTCAGTTTCGTGAACTGTTCGTTGTACTTTTCTAGAGCCTTCTGAGCATAGGCTGAATCCCCGCCTTCAAGAACAAGTTTTTTCTGATCTGCCATCAACTTGTCGCGAGCGGCAAAAAGGTCATCAACATTTCCGCCCTCAAAAGCCTGCTCAACAGAGTCACCAAATTCTTCTGCGATTCCTTTGGCGGCTTTACGGATATTTTTTCTTTGCTTTCCCGCTTTGAAATAACCAGTAACGCCACCAATTAGTGCACCAACGCCTGCACCAACTATCGCGCCAACTGCTGCACCAGGTCCTGCCCATGCCGTCAGTGCGGCACCAGCCGCGGCTCCCGAAAGCGCACCACCTGCGGCACCAATTCCTGCGGCTCCCATTCTTGATTTTACAGAGTCGTCGTTAAACTTGCTTGCAGAGTAACTTCCGATTCCATATGCAGCGGCTGCTCCTGCAATCGGTGCGGCGATTGCACCAGCACCAGCAGCAGTAGCACTTAGACCCGTTAGTGCTCCACCGCTTACCAAAGTTCCAGCGGCGGTTACGGCAGTGGTGGGGACAGCCATCAATGCGGCACCAGTTCCAATGCCAGCAATACCCGCAGTTTTTAGCGCCGTACCACCAGCGGAGTCATACCCACCAGCCTCTGAGCCTTTGCCCATTAGGTAACTGCCACCCATTGTTAGAGCAAGACCAGAGGCGAATCCGCCAACACTATAACCGGCATTACCAAGCATCTGTTTCGCTTTGCCAAATTTGCCAGTACCTCTACCGCCTCCGCCTGCTCCGCCTCCGCCTCCGCCTCCGCCTCCGAGACCTGTGGAGCCATTTACATTGACAACACCAGCATTAATGTCAACCCTGCTCTTCATGTTCTTGCCAAACATTGCACCAAGTGTCTTGAAAAAGCGTGTTGCAATAGTGAATAAAGAGTAGAGCGCGACTACGGAAACAAGACCGCCAGCAATCTTTCCTAAAGGTCCGAGTTTTGCGAAAGTTTTAGCAATACTAGATGCGGCACTAGCGAAGGCACCTAAACCCTTAAAGAACAATTCAACAACTTTGAGAAGCAATGTTAAAAGAGGTAGTGCGGTAATGAAAAGTTTCCTAATTTCATTACCATATTTACCGATAGATGCAAGCGCTTTTGCTATTCCGTTCGCAAATGATTCAATAGCAGGACCGTTACCACTAATAGTGTTGGAGAGGCTTTCCATGCTGTCAGTGAAACTCTGCCCAAGTGCATTAAACAATGGCTTAAAGAAGTAGTCATTAATCATTGTTCCAGCGGCTTGAAACTGTCTCATCCAATCCTGCATAGCGTCAAAAGCGTTAGCAATACTGTTAAATGAATTACCAAAAAATTCAAACAAACCGGGCGTTGTACCCAAATATTTAGTCATAACGACTATGAGTTTGTCTGCCCCTTTTTGAAGCATGTCCATGAAAGAGCCCATTTTACCAGCGGCATCAAAGTCGTTGAGGACATAAGCAAGACGAGAAATGGTTGTTTGAATAATTCCTTGCAAACGGACAATCGCACCGCCCGTACTGGAAAGGTAATCACCACCCAAGTCGGTTAATTGTGCCTTGATTGCTGATGTAGCCTGCTTGAAACGACCCATGACCGTGTTGTTTAAGGCATCTAAAGTTCCCGCATACTTGGTCGCGAAAGTTTCACCAAGTTTTCCTTCGTTGGCTGCTTTTATAAACTCGTCGCTAGTTTTTATACCTAGAGCACCGGCTTCTTTGAGAATTTTTTCAAAATCAGGACCTAGTGCTTTTGCCTCCGCCGAAGCACCAGCCACACTTCCGCTTTGTTGTACTTTGGCTAAGAAGTCAGAAAGTTTCTTAGTATTCCCCTCTAGGTCGCCACCCATGCCAGCAGTGATATTGGTGAGCGTTGTAAAAGCACCTACTGTTTCGCCAGTAACTGGTTTTACCTTACTTAAAGTGGTAAACGCGGATTGCAGACCCTTGGAGCCAATAACCGCCAACTCGGTACTATCGGTAAACATAGACATTGCTTGACCTGCGGCAACAAAACGGTCAGTTGATGACTGCGTTCCACCAACATATTGAGGAGAAATTTGAACGGCGGCAAATTCTCTCTGAGCAGCCAAGAGTGTAGTGATAGCGACAAATGCAACACCAACCGCCGAAGCCATTGTGGACATCGCCGCTTTATACATTTTGATGAAGTATGTTCCTGCTTGAAAAGCCAAGGAAATTGCACCCAAAGCACCAGCCATTAATGGCAAGGAAATCATTGATAGTTTGTTAACCATCTTGAGGAGCGCACCGTAGGATGCGATTGCTTTGCCCGCGTCTCCACGGAAGTCAAAAACTTGTCCAGCGAAACCTGCGTAACGACCTTTTCCGCCACCGCTTCCTTTTACACCGGGCGCACGAGGACGTCTGTCATCATCGCCGCCTCCGCCTCCGCCACCGCCTCCTCCACGACGTTCTTTGTCGCGTTCACGGTTGTAGCGTTTCTGTGCGTTGGTTAAGCGTTCAAGGGCTTCACGGGTAGCCTCAATCGTCGCAATATCAGAGTTAACCTCTATATCAATTACTACGCGCTCGGCTGCCATTTATCCGTCTCCGTTTTAAGGGTTAGGGAGTATGAGCGCTCCAGCAAAAACCGACTACTTATTTCGTCGCATTTCCGCTTCCTGTTTTTCTCTATCCGTCTGTATAACTTTAGCACACGCAAGCCGAATAACCCATTCTTCATTAGTGCTATTCAACAGTTGTATGGGGTCAGTTTTGAAGAGGTCGCCAAGCCTTGCCGCAAGAACGATGCGGAAATCGTCCGTTAACTCTCGGAAGACCTCTTCGTAGGGTCCACTGCATCAACCGTATCTCCGTAGCCAGCCGCTTCAATGATTGCGACAGCCGCGGCTTCAACATGTGGTTCAAGACCAAAGAACGCCAAAACACAATCAGGATGAGGGCGATTTGTGTTTGTCATCGCCATAATTTCAGGCGAAGCAAAAGTTAGTTCAATTCCACCTTCGTCAACAACAACAACATCATTAACGAGGATTCCTGTAGTTGTAGCGGCAATCAAGTTCGCAGAGAATTTAATGGTATCCATTCCCGCTTTGCGTTCTTCACCAGCATTACGACGCCAAGCCTTTAGTTGGTTCTGCGAAATATTGGGAGAAATACGCACTTGAACGCCGGGTCGCTCAGGAACATTGATATAAACATCAGGACGACGAACTTTGTCCTGAATGATTTTCTTCAGAGAATCAAGAACATTATCGTTGTCACGAATGTCGTCGTTATAGGAGGTTCGTGGAGCAATGGTCGGAGAATCCGTAAGTCCACTGTCTTCTGAGTTGAAATGGATATTTGTCATATCCGAAACACTAACACGACAGCAATATCAAAAATGCAACCCTGCAAAATAGGGTTTTATAACAGAAGTTATTGAGGAGTGTTGCCTACGGAGACAGTTGAAACACTGAATGTGAGAGCAAAAGTAGCAGGGGTTCCTGAGGTTGCGTCACCATCTGGCTCAGTCAAACCAACAAGCAATGCCTTTGTGTATTGACGGTCAGCACCCGGCACGGCGATGTCACAGTCAAAAACATGGACATCGATGTCGTAGCGTACGCGACCGACCACTTGGCGCAAAGCCTGAATCTTCTGCATGAAAGCCGAATCAGTAGAAACATAACCAGTCAAGGTAATGTCACCAATTTCCATTGGAGCACAAAGCGTTTCCGAGAACAAGTCGCCACCGTGGTAAACCTTTTCTACCGAAGCAGTAATTTCTCCACCAGAGATCTGTGTGAAATAGTCTGGGAAAGTAGGAAGGTTTGAAGTGGTGTCGGTTGGCGTAATCTTGCCAACGATTTGTCGTTGGGTGGCAAGATTCTTGAAAAGTGTTGGACGAGCCATTTATTCCTCCGTTATGCCAAAGCAGTTGTTAGATTTGACTTGATAAGATCAACTTCGATTTTGTCACCAACAGTTGAGGTGCGGACACCAATTCGTGCCTGTACCGTTCCTGTTTCAAGCGTGGCAACAGGGTTCAATGAAGCGTCGCACTTGATTGTGTATCCGTAGTCAATACGGCGACCAGTTGCGTCAAATCCTTCGTAGAAACCGCCATTAACGCGAATTGGCTCAAGAACTGATTGAATTGAGTTGATGATGTTTGCGAACAGTGTTGAACGACCATCAATTGTTGAGAACACGAGGTCTTCCAAACGTTTGTTTGACTCAACAACAATGTAGTTGATTGTGTCACGAATGGTGATGAAGCGCCATTGTGCGACAACGGTTGAGTGTGAGCGAGCACCATAGATGCGTACACGACCATTGATTAGACGAATTGGGTTCACATAAGCCGCATCCATCAAATCGCCTTCTGAGCGACTTACTGGAAGAGTTAAACCTGAAACAAACTTTGCTTCTGATGCAATTCCTGCGAAAGCCTTCCATGGACCGACTGCGTTATGTGTGCGTGAGCGAACAGCCGCTACATATGCTTCTGGTGGGATGTCCACAGTTACGGAACCGTTAGGAATTTGTACCCAAGGATGGTAAAAAGCCATGTATTCGTGTGATGTTGTTCCTGTGTAGCCAGTTGAGGCTGAACGAGCATCCGAGAGGCTTGCAGTTGAAACGAAACCACACAAGGCGATTCGGTTGTTTGAAGCGGCATGTGTGCGAAGCGCATCATAGAGAGCAGAGTCACTAGAGCCTGTTGCAACACCCGGTGCGGCTACAGCGCCAGCGCCAAGTTCTTCAGTAAACAAACTGATTGCGCTGATGAAGTCTGATTTCGCAACAGTTCCATCTGAACCGTTTGAAGGCGATGTCGCGGCGGCTGTTGCTAACAGTTGTGATGCAACTGCCGATGCTGTCAATGCCGCTGTGAAGTAAAGTTTTGCTGTTGCGCTTGCGTTAACTGCGGTGATGCATTCGGTGAGATTTGCGTAACCAGTTCCTGAGAAAACTGTAGTTCCGCTGTAAGTAACAAGCAAATCAAATGTTGTGGTGTTGTTTGTTGCAGTGAATGCAAGGCTATTTGCCCAAACACCTTTGCCGGTGGCGGTGAAAGTAATTCCAGGACCCGTTGATGTTGCTGTGGTGAGTGCTTTTGTTCCAACGACACCAGCAGCAGCGGTTACGCGGACGAAATATGCGTTCACTCCGCCTTCTTCAAAGAATGTTTTCATTGAATACCACGAGTAAGAGCCCGTTACGTGAGCACCAAACTTTGTTTCAAAATCCTCAAGCGAAGTAACTTGCGTTGCCAAGGTGTTGGTTCCACGCTCAGAAGTCCCAAGAAGGAAGAACGTTGCCGCTGGGGCTGTTCCAGTATTGATTGCGCCTGTGCGAACTGCGGTTGTAATTGTTACGCCAGCCATCTAGCACCCTCCATTTGGGTCGAAGAAATTTCTTTAAAACGAGTATACATTACTTAAACAGTCTCAACTGAAACATCATTAGTTGACGGCTCAATTTTGCTGTCATCATTTTTATTAACTGTATCATCCGCAACAGGTTGATCTTCTGTGCTGGTGGATAACTGGTTCGTTACGGTTGAAAATCGCTTTTTTTTTGCGTTTTCGGCAGGTGTGACGGTTTCTGAAGGACTCATAGTGGTTTCCCCCTCAACAAGGACAAGTAAACCTTTTTCAATTAAAGAAATAATCTCAGGGGTCTCTTCAACCCAAGCGGTTGTTTCACCTGTCAAAAGGTGACCTTCAGTACTCACATCCAGGTATCCCTTTGTGGCATTCCATACTTTTAGCAAGCCGTGCGCATTTGCTCCGTCATAAATTGGTTCCATTAGTATTCCTCCGTCGTACTGCGCATGTTGTAATTCTCGATGTCATAGCCAGTTATGGCGGCGACCTGATCTCGGTATATAACTTCGTTCAATACTAAATCATAGCCTATATATGCCCCTGCTAATACGCGGTCGCCTTTTATTAGTGTTAGGTCAGAAAACTCTTCACGGATTGACGATTCATCAATATTCATGTCGGCGTCATATGTGCTGTCATACCTTGTCAGACAAGGTCTATCCATTAGTGCCGAACGGACAACTGTCGTCAACCTATCTCGCATAAGTGTGACCGCTTCAGAGCCTTCCGTTTTTGTCCAAATATAAGTTCTCATGCTGTATGTCACGCGATAGAGAGGGTCACCCTGTCTGCCTTGCATCATCCGTTCAAACGGAGAAGTTGCGATGCAGACCGTAATAATTGTCGGCCAGTGATCAAGAGCAATTGGCTCATAAGTCAAGAAAAATTCAGGCGTTGGGAGTTCAGATGAATCAAGATTCCAACCAGAACGATAACGATTTATCCTGCTAGGTAAATCACCAGTCAGATATTGGTTTACATAGTATTTAGCCCATTGAGCGCCATGCATGAGGTCAGTTACTGGTGTAGCCACAATTAGTCCTTAAATGCCCAAACTACCATTGACAACATGTCTTGCAGACAATAGGGCTAAACGCTCAGCAAAACCAGCAGGCTCATAGACAAGTTTACGCTTTGCCATCTTTGTCGTTCCGTACTGATGAAATTTTGCATACTCAACATCTGTGCCAAAAGTTGCTTTTTTGAAACCAATGGAGTTAGCAGGACCATTAAGACTGCGCAGGGAATTAAAAAGTTTTCCGCTTCTTACCATTGTTGGTCTGCCGGGGAAGTTAACCGCTTTCCAAGCCGAATATGTAGGACTCAAGGGAGACCAACCTCCAACGGGAAGACCATTTGAAGTGAAGTTTGCAGCGTTCATTAAGCCGAGTTCTCTTTTAGCCCACCTAAATACAGGTTTAAAATCCGTAGAACGGCGTTCCATGCTTTTCATTAACTTGATTGCGCGTCGAGCGTCAACCTTTATTGTTATTTTTAAGTTAGAAGCCATCGGCTAGGAAATCCTATTTCTGCGATAACGCTTAACAGCATTCAGTTCTTTTTCCAAAAACCCTGTTTCCATTAACGCAACTTCACGGGCACCCAAGTCTTTGATTCCAACAACATCGTCGTGCATGTTCTGAACTTCACGAGCAGCCGCTCTGAGAATCATGAGTTTAAACATTGGCGTATTGCCACCAGCAAGACCTGCGGTGTAGGTGACATTCAGAATGTCATTAGCGAAGCCACGGTAAAAGTCAATTCCAAACTTTCTTACGGTGTAATCAACGCCCGATGCAACTGCCGTTCCAGTTTGCGCAAAAGTACCCGCAGTGAGACCGCTCTGAGTCACTGTAAAAGTATTAGTGGCAACAGAAGTAATTACATTTGAGTAAAGATTCAAAGCAGAAGTGCTCAAACCGCTGACCGCAATACTCTGTCCAACAGTAAAGCCATGGTTGGTAGCCGTGTATGTGACAGTTGTTCCAGCGACAGTTACCGAAGTAACCGATGCTGTCCTTTTAATTGCTTCCCCAAGAACCTTGTTGGTCTCAGACATATTCGTAACACTGACGCTCTGCACGGAAACAACTGGAGAGTTATTGAAATAAACCGTTGGAGGGGGTGTTCCGTAAGTGATGAGCCCAACAGGGTCTACGTCTGAAGCCTGATAGAAATCATTGAAAATAGTTGAGCCCATAGGAAGACCAGTGTGGTCTGATTCGAGGACATATTTTTCCGTAAATGAAGCAACCTCTATGGGGCGTCGAAGAAATGTTTCAAGTTCGCTTTGAAGTCCGTCAATAACAAATTGAGCAGCGTCTTCTTGTCTGTTGGAAAAACTAATGTCCATGTAAGTCTTTAGGTCGGAAACCGTCACCAAAGCCATTGGCTACCTCCGATTATCGATTAGGACGAGAACGACGTCTTTCGAGTCTGTTGGCGAGACCTCTCGCGGCGCGGGCAAGAGCCCCACGAACACCACCACGACGAGAATTACCGCCAGTACTGCGAGGAGTTACCGTACGAGGATTACCTGCATTACGACCTGCACGACCTGCGCCTCTTGCTGTTCGCTCTGCGGCGCGTCCACGACGGGCTGCGTTACCTGCACCCGCTACAGCGCCACGGCGTTGCCGTCTAGCGGCGTTAAGTTCAGCCTGACGGCGACGATAGTAGCGAGCATTTCCCGGAACATTCCGACCACCTTGACGGCGATTACGGCGAACAAAACGAGCACGTCGGACAACATCACCAGCAGTATCCACATCTGTGCGGAATTCAACATCTTCAGTCGTTCTTGGTCGTGGCATCAGTAATCTCCTGAAAGGGGTACTTGGAATTTTACCACATACTGACTATTTGTATTCCCTAACGGTCGGCGTTTGGAGGGCGTTCAATCAGAACAGTGTCCTCAACAATGGGTTTTGGTACCTCAATCGGAACCCAAGCACGAGAATATTCGTATTTCTGCCAGTTTTTCTTCTTCAAAAGACCATCCGACATAAGCAAATCAATCTCATCGTCATGCATCAGAAATAGATTGCCCAAATCGTCTTCCTCGTATTTGCCTGATGCGACAATTCTCTTTACTAATTTACTTAGACCATATGAATTAACAGAGCCACGCGCTCTATTTAGGCGGACATGCATCACCATTGCTTCAATTTCGTCAACATCTTGATAAATGACGGGAATCTTGTCGCCGTACTTTTTTAAGAACTTTTCGTCATCTATTGATATTAAATATCTCTGATAGCCGTCAATAATTGTTTTATCTGAAAGCCTGACAACTAATGGCTGTAACCAACCATGCTCAATCAGGGAAAGTTTAAGAAGCATTTTGTCTGGTCTTAAAATGCTCGTAGAACCCCACTTAGGGATTTTTAGGACTTTGTTTTTAACCTCAGTTAGTTCCATGAATTCTCCTCATGTTAGTAATCCTCGCCAGCCTCTATCGCCTTCAAGCGCATCGTGTGTGCTCTCGTTTTCGGTCCGACGGGAGTTGGTGTTGACTGATGAAACTCGTTCAGTAGGAGCGTTCTAATCAGGTATTCGAGAGGGAAACCATATGGGTCTACTGCTCTTTTTTTCCTAAAAGCAGAAGCGAACTTTAGCGCATCTAGGCGCATTCCGGGAGTCAGCATGTGGTCATCAATACATTGAGATACACCGTCCCAACCCATAGACGAATAGTTCAGAATTAAACTCTCAATATCAAAGTCAGCCCAATATCTCCGCTGAGCATCAATTTGAGGAAAACAACGTACTAACTGATCGTAGAACTCTGGCTCAGTAGCAACAACATCACCAATGCGTCTTATGGCAACAGAATGTAACGGAATACCAACACGGCTATTACTGCCCGTCAATTCTGCCAAATCGTAATACTCACAATATTCAGCCTTATGTTCATCAATAATGAACTTCAAGACATCTTCGGTCGTCCAGTCGTAGATGACTTTGGCAAATTTGAGAGGAATTGATTTCTGTAGGAGAAACGGCGAAACAATATAGTTTTCATGAAGTTTCTGTACGCACGACCTGTATCTAACCATTGACTCGTTGGCACGAACACCCATAACGAATGCGGTTCTGCCCTTTTTGCCCTGCATTGTGTAGTAGTCAACAAGATTGGGGCAAGGTTTTGATGGGTCTAAACCAAAGTGTTCTGCCTTGATAGCCCACTCAGGCATTTCACGAACCAACCGACCTTCAGCCTTGCGTTGTGGAGACCAAAGCAAAACATACTCACGGCGACCTAGAACCCATATTTCTTGACCAGATGGAAGGCAATACCATTCCATGTCAACCCAATCATAATTCCTGACTTTTTCAACAAAGGAAACCACTGTGGGGCTAACCATCTCTTCGTCACGAAAAATAACTTTTACTTTTCCGAGGTTTCGCTCTTCATGGATTTCTTTTGCAAGATAGATGATTGCCGTGCTGTCTTTGCCACCAGAAAATTGGTAACAAACAGTGTCAAATGTGTCGTACACATGACGCAAGCGTTCACGAGCGGCGTCAACACATGAAATATCAAGAAATAGTCTTTGCCTAGTCACTATTCTACTTAATCTTCAAAATCACCGAAGACGTTATCTTGGGTTAATCCTTCGAATTCCCATCTACCATCAAGCGATGCGTAGAGAGCCTCGTCAATGCGAGTGGTTTCCATCTCGAAGTCTTCCATAAGCGACCACCATTTGCGGATAGCCCTACGGTAAAAGTCTTCAGTATTTTGCGAGGAGTCATCGCTGGGTGATAAAGCATTTAATCTTGATACTTCGTCAAGTTTTGCTTTGACAAAAAAATCAAATCGCTCAATTTTTGATTTACGAGCAGTGAAGTTGGCTGATGTCTCAGCGATAAGAGCAGTTCCTTCTTCACCCAAGTGTTCGTATTCTTTGAGTTTGGATGTCTCAAAAGCATTAATTTGTTTTATCTGTTCCTCAAGATTTGAATCTAGATATTCAAGAGCCCTTCTCCATCTTTTGATGTTTTCAGGTAACTGAAGGTACTTTTTTTGTGCTTCGGTTGATTTATTTTTTACATCGTCGGCAACTAGCCGTGCGAATGATTCGTCATTCATTTGTTCTTTTTACTCCATGCAGGGCATATAGGTTTATAGTGACACCATCCACACAAGACCCCAACCTTGGTTTCAAAAACCTCAGTTTCGCATCTTGCATCTATGGCGTTTCTTGTTTCGACTAACATGTTAGTTATTCGTGTAACATCTTCTTTTGTTGGGTTTTTGGTCAATTTAACGCTATCTTTAATGTATAGCAATTCCAATGTACCAATATCTTTGTCTTCTATTTCGGACAAAATAATTGCGTAAATTAAAAGTTGGTCAAACTTGTCATCACGGAATCGTGGCTGAGGAACTTTGCCAGTCTTGTAATCGCCAATGTTTATCTTGCCGTCACTAATAGCCCACCTGTCAATGAAACCTTTTATCTTCACACCGCTTACAGCATGATTAAGTTCGGTTTCAATCCCATCAAATTCAATGGTCTGTGATGATTCCATGCCCATAAGGTTCTCTACGCAGTAACGCGCACGCAACCTGAACTGTGAAATGCTCTCCGTTTTACCGTGGTAGATATTCACAACATCCTGTGAGTAATCCTCCCAAATGTTTCTAAACAGCGTTCTTGCGCTTAGAACATTTCGCTCACTTGCATCAAGACGATAAAACTCCTCAAGAATGGAGTGAACATAATTACCTAAAAGTGTATGTTCCGTTGGCGGTTCCTTGATTCCATCAATGCGGGAAAGTTTGTACTTCAGCGGACATTGATGAAATGTTCCTATCGAACTTGGGGATAAATATTCAGGAGCGGTAAGCAAATCAGTCAAGGTCTCTGCGTTGAGGCATTTCAACACTCTTCTGCTTTTTGGCAGGAGGTGATTCCACGACTGTCGCGCCGGGGAAACTGTAAGAAACGAGTTCAGCAATCAAGATGTCAAGTTCTTCTTCTGTGAACTCTGATGGCTTTGGAACTGGTCGTCCACCACCATAGTGACCCCAAAAATCTTTAATCTTTGTTTTGTACTCGTCGTTTCCCTCAAGTAGAGACTTGAACTGTGTGTACTTTGGAGAAACGGTAGGGGCAGGAAGGGCAACTGGTGCATCAAGCGCCTGTTCAATTTCCATCGCTTCATAAGACCGTGCAAGATACAAACCGATGCCAAGCGTTTGAACCGCTTTCTTCAAAGCATCCGAAACCGCTCCCTTAACTTCGTCCCCAATATCAACAGGGTCGCCTTGTTTGCTCAACTTGATTTTCTGTCCACCAACACCTTCTCTAGTGACGGTATTTCCCAAAATAGTCGCCGTTACTGACACATGAGCAACGATTGATGTTCCTACCTGTTCCCAGCCTTTAACAATGAAAGACCAGTTTTCTACACCAATGATTTTATTCATCCGAGTAATAACTTCACTAATAGGGATGTAGACCAAACTTGCGCCACCTTTGCTGAGGCGCTTCTCCATCTCAGGGGGGAATTGTTCGGTTAGTTGTTGGTAAATATCGTTCATTAGATTTTTTCCTTTCGTACGATAATGCTTGTTTTTAGTTCTCCGACTTCACAGAACTGGTCTGCGTTAATTCCTAGTTTTGACAACTCTTTGATGCGCCAATAGGAAGGCTGTACATAGTCAAGAAGTTTCATGGCAATTTCCTCATCGGACATTGTCACTTCACCCGTATCCATGTCAACAGAAAGGTCACGCAGTCTACGCAACACTTCAGAAGCAATATCTTCGTGTCTCCACCCCTTGCGGTCAAATGCTGATTTCTTTTCAATCAACTGACCGTTGGAGGATTGGTATTCTGAGAGTTCAATTTTCTCGGAGAAAAGATTTGAAAACTGCGTAAAGATAGATGAAATGTCACCCTTTATCGCATGAAGCAAAACGAGTGTGTCACACCATAATTGCTCATCGTCTTGCTCTAGATTCTGTAAAGCCTTGTCGCCAACGGCAATCATTGCTTTACGAAATTCAGTAAGTTCTAATAGGTCTTTAGATTCCATATTTCCCCTTTCGGGAACTAGGTTTAGTTCACACGATGATAACGGCTTTCCTCCGTTGAGGCAACCCCAATCCAGTTAAAAATGTGAACGCTCCAACGGCGGAGTCAACTTGGTCATCATGGGTGCACGCCTCTGGGAAAGACGAAACTTCGTCCAACCAATCAGTAATCCATTTTCCTCTGACTAAGCGAACATTACCGTTGGCAACAGCGGCTGCGAATGGTCTCGCCCTTGTTTCCTTGTCTCCCGATGAACGAACACCCTGCAAATCCCAACCCGGCACTACATATCGTGCATATTGGTCAATAAGTGCCTTACCTGATGAGCCCGGCTCCTGCTCCATGCGGATAGTCACGCCTTTTCCGTCCTCTTGGGCTGTTTGATGGATAAATGCTTCAACTTTGTCTGATTTCGCTCTGACTTTACGAACATCCATGATGTAGGAGATTCCTTGGTCAAAAAGCATCAAAGTTCCTACCGTCCAGTCAGGGTCAGTGTTCCCTGAATGAGGCTCGGTTGCCGCTAAGTCCCAATACCTGACTGCCCTAGCGCTACTTGTGATTTCGGGCACATCGGAGCCGTCAATAATAGGAAAATCAGTTCTGTCAAACAATGTTCCAAGAGTAGTCGCCCACCAGTCGCCCATTTCAAGCCTTCTGCGCTCTACGGGGTCAAGAACAGACAAAGCCTGACGGTACGATTCTGCGTCAATTCCTGGGTTGTCAGTTAAAAATGATGGAACAAAAAATCTCTGCTCATTTTTACCCTCAACAATAAATCGCTGTCTGACCCAATTTGGGGCAGGGTTAGAGGCTGAACGCATCCTCAGGGGGACTTTAGATAAAGGTCCGCTTGCGGGGCGACGGAGACGGGAGAACATGTACCTGTAGTCCGATTCGCGGATTTCGGTGACTTCGTCCATGCCAATGAATTGAAATTCTGAACCTTTGTAACGCAAGTAGTCATTAGTGTTATTCAAATATCCGAAGGAAACTCGCGCACCTGACGGAAAAGTAGCGACATAACTGTTGGCGTTCCAATGAACATCGTCATACGCTGACACCCAAGTGCGAAAACGATCCATGAGTGCACCCGGCAAAGAAAGGTCGGCATAGGTACGACGGAAAAGAATCGCTGAATAGTTTGGAACATCCACATACTGCAAAGCCGCCATCAATAGGGCACTGCTTTTTCCTCCACCCGCGGCACCACCAAACAAACCCTCAAGCGAGTAACTTCGCAAAAAAACTTTCTGCGTCAGGGAAGCCTCTTCAGGGCAGAAGAGTGACTCCTTCGGTTGGAGGTAATCATAAATTTTATCCCAGTCAGCCATTAGTCCTCGTAAATATTGGTACATACATAATGTAGTATTAAAGAGGTCTCTCATTTGCTAAGGTGATGGTCTCAATGGACATTTTCCGAAAATTTAAATATTCCCTTACCCGCCCTAACCTTGCAAACTGTTTGATGGTTTTATTCGTCGCAGGAATTTCGATAGGTACGGGTCTCATTTTCCCACCAGCAGGCTTAATCGCCTTCGGAGTAACCTGTGGAATCTATGGTTACTTGTTGGGATCTGAATAATGGCTTGGAATAGCGAAAATAATAAAGATCTTAGAAACAGTGCTGAAAAAGCAATGTCCAACCCCGGTGCCCCTGTCGCTTTTGACATGGGACGAGTTGGTAAACCATATAAAGATGGATGGGACATTGACCGTGCGTACCGAGAAGGTATGCAAAAAGTTACTTGGGTGTTCCGTTGCATAGATGCAATCGCGGGAAACCAAGCACGCCTTCCTATCATTCTGCGAAAAGGTAACGACCAGCGCGGAGAACAAACAAAAGACAACGAATCACTACTTGAGATTTTTAACTCGAAGTCAAATGACGGCGAAAACTCGTTCGCTTTCAGGTACAGGATTTCTGCTCAGTTATTGATGAGTACCCGAGGCGTCTTCATTGAAAAGGTTCGCTCCCGTGACGGCAAGATAATTGCGTTGCAACTTCTTCCGCCTCAGTACACAGCGCCAATCCCTGACAGCAAGAAGTTTGTTCAAGGATTTGAAGTTGACATGCGCAACGGAACGAAGTTTGTTTTAAAGCCAGAAGATGTTTGTTGGATACGCCGACCACACCCATTAGACCCATATCTCTCAATGACTCCTATGGAATCTGCTGGAATTGCAATTGAATTAGAGAACCTGTCCAAACTGTATAACCGCAACTACCTCATCAACGATGGTCGTCCGGGTGGCTTGCTTGTAGTTCGTGGCGACATGGAAGACGATGACAAGCAGGAACTAAAGAACCGATTCCGTGGAAACCTTTCGCGTGCTGGTTCAACAACAGTTCTTGCTTCATCAGATGGCGTTGACTACATAGATACATCCGCCTCTCCAAGAGATGCCGCGTATACGCAAATGCGTGAACTCCAAAAGAATGAAATCTTCGCGGCTTTCGGTGTTCCTGAATCAGTAATTGGTAATGCGTCGGGAAGAACATTCTCGAACGCGTCAGAAGAGTTGCGTGTGTTTTGGATGGAGACGATGGCTCCTCATCTTCATACTCTTGCGCGAGCATTTGATGAACTTGACGATAAGTATTATGTCGACTTTGATACGGAAGACATTCCAATTCTCATTCTTGCAAAGCAGGAACGCGAACGCTATGTGATGGACGAATTCCAACAGGGTCTAATTAGTCTCAACGAATACAGAACCGCAACAGGTCGCAAGAAGGTTGAATCGGAACTCGCAGACAGTCTTCTCTCTAATCCAAACCTCACTCCTATCGCCAACACAGAAAAGCCTTTCAAGCCTGAGGAGCAACAGCCTGTTGACATGGCAGGTGTTGACCCGAATGCAATGCCTCAAGGTTTACCTCCGCAGGAAGGCGCAATGCAGGTTCCGCCTCCCGCCCCACCTTCAGAGATACAAATTCCTGATGCTCAAGCAGGTGTTGCCCCTGAAACAGCAACACTGACACCTGACCAACAGTTATCAGAGTTTGAAAAGATTCAGCATGAAATGCAGTTGAAGTTCGTACAAGAACTTGAAACCAAAGCAGACGCAGATACCGACAGGTGGACTGAAATACTTGACCGTGCGCTTGAGCGTGTGTTTGAAAGACAACAGCGTGTTGTTCTGGAAAAGGCTTTTGGTAAACGGGGAATAAAGGCATTGTCCACAGGAGTCCTTACCGTGGATATGGTTTTTGACCAAGAGGTTTGGAACAAGCAACTCGCTGACGACCTAGAACCAATCATTTTGGCAATCTATACAGAGGCTAAAGAATATGTTGCTTCTAGGACAAGTAGCAATGTGGTCATGGAACCGCAAGAAGTTGAGAAACTCGCCCAACAGCAGGTTGAGAGAATGCAAATGGCTAACGCCACAACTGCTGAAGAAATTGGAGCGGCTATAGCCGTTGCGTTGATGGAAGAAAGCGAAGAAGAGCGTTCCGTCCTTCTGCGCCTTGCACTAATAGCAATTTTCTTGAAACTTCTATCTAAGCGTCGCAGGGATATTGCCGAACATGAGGCTCAGGCTTCATACAACGGCGGAGTCTTCTTGGCTGGCAAGGAAAACAATGTTGGCTTGACAAAGACTTGGATTACCCGAAAAGACTCACGCGTACGCAGTACTCACAAGACACTAGAGGGCAACACGGTTGATTTTGGTGACGGATTCTTGGTTGATGGTACGGTTTTGCGCTTTCCGGGCGACCCTGTAGCACCGCCTGCTCTGACATTCAACTGTCGTTGCCGTTTGCGTTTTGGCTTCAGCAAAGAGTAGTTTCAGTAAAACAAGCCCATTATACTTAAAGTGTTCCTTTTTTGGCGCTCCAAATAGTTTATTGTTAAATAAACAACTTTTCATTGGAGCCCCATGTCAAACACCGCAGTAGATTCTCAGCAATACAAAGCACTCCAAGGTCAGTTCAATATTGATGAAGCGCTTGGAGTTGTTGAATGCTTCGTTGCGGGTATTGGAAACAAGGACAGTGTTGGCGACATTATCGTGCCGGGCGCATTTACTGAGAGCCTTAAAAGGCGCAAACCTCGTGTTGTTTGGGGTCATAACTGGAATGAACCAATTGGAAAAGTACTTGAAATGTACGAAGTTCCACCATCTGACCCACGCCTTCCAATGAAAATGCGTGCCGCTGGTATTGGCGGACTGTACGCAAAAGTTCAATTTAATCTCAAATCCGAGCGAGGACGTCAGGCTTTCGCAGATGTTGCCTTCTTTGGTGAAGAGCAAGAGTGGTCAATTGGTTACAAAACCCTTGATGCGGATTTTGACCCACAACGCCAAGCAAATGTTCTTAAAAAGGTTGAACTATATGAGGCAAGTCCTGTTCTTCACGGTGCAAATCAATTAACTGGCACAATCTCAATCAAGTCCTTCGAGGGCAATGACTCAAAAGGTCAGATGCGCGACCAGAACGGCAATATCACCGAAGCGGGTCGCTCCCTTCTTGCACGCTTTATGGCAAGCAACATGCAACGCAATAAGCCACAAGTAGAGCAAGAAGAAGAGGAAGACGACGACGCCGTAGATGCACCAATGCCGTCGCGTAGCCGTCAGGATAACCTGCCATACGCTCTCGCCAAGAAGTTTGGTGGAGCCGTAAAAATCAGGGAATCAGACTCAAACAGCGTAATTTTTGACCATCGGGTAGAGGGTCAAGGCATCATGACGATGCGTGTTTCCTACCATTTTGAAAACAATCAATTTATGTTTGGCGACCCAACACGAGTGAAGCCACAAACTGTCTACATCAACGCTGATGGAGATAATTTGCCTAGTGGTTCTGATGCAGAGCGACGCTTTGAAGACCGTTACCGCCTTGATGCTGACCCGCAAGTGCCATTGGGCGTGAAACCAAAATCACCAGAAAAAGCAGACCCTCTTGGCGGAATCATTCCGCAAGAAATCGTCACAGCGCGTACCCGTGGATACGGACCTCGCCGAGGGAACCTTGAAGAACTTCTTCGCTACTGGCGTCCAATTATGAAGAAACCCGGTGGTTTCCGTCGTTGTCGCGTAATTCTTGCTAACCATCCTGAACTGTACCCATTGAGCAATATTTGCGCATGGTTGCATCACGAAACCACTGGTCTCTGGCCGAACGAAGGCTGTCACCACCCCGGCATGAAGAATTGCCGTGGAAAACTACGCAAGTTGAATTGGGATGACAACGAATTCAATAACCGCCTTGGTGGAGTTCTCAAACCCGGAAAGTCACTTGAGACCATGACTGAAGATGAAATTAAGTCAGTATTTGACTTCCTTGATTCTGAGGAAAAGGGCTACGAGATGATGGAGGCTATGGCGAGTCGCTTGGCTGAGTCGGACGAGACAGAAGAGACCATGAAGATGGAAGATGTTGAGTTTGAAAATGACGACGAAGCCGACGAGAAGGCATATGAGGCTTTGAAGCAATTCATGAATGCTGAGCCTGACTTCATTAATTACATGGCTGACAAGGACAACTGGGTCATGGAAGGCGATGATGACAACGGTGGCGTCATGGAAATGCCGTACTACAAAGGTTCTGATGACGATGACTGTGGTTGTGGTGGCGGAGATAAAAATCCAAAGCAGATGATTGGCATGCTGATGGCTGCTATTTCAGAACTCATGGGCAAAGACGCTGATGAAGACATTGAGGTCAAGGCTGGTCGTGTTCTCAATTCACGGAACATGCTTAAAATTCAAAATGCTTTCAATCTTTTACAGGAAGTCCTTAGTGCGGGTGGTGTTGATTCTGATTTACAAGCGAAATCATTTGATTACACCGAGACTGAGACCATGACGATTTCCTCAGACAAGCGTTCGCTTTATGAATTGAAAGACCTTCTAAATCCAGTTTTGGATTACTACGAAATAAAGTCAGAAGTTACCGAAGAGGGAGTCAAGATTGATTTGACCGACCTTGAAGACGACGCCTTTGACGCTCTAATCAATGTGATGGATGTTCTGTAAATAAAAAAAATGCTTCACAAAATCCGTGTTGCATTTGAAACGAAAACAAAACACTATTATGAGTTATACTTCAATAACAGGTTTACCACAAAAAACAGCAAAGTTTCAGTGTTTGATGTCGGGCGAAAAACGTCTGACACCATGCTCTGTTTGCTCTAATCCATCAAGGTGTATTGCTAAAACAATGCACTACAAGGAGTCCACGAACATGGAAAATACGACACCAATAGTAAAACTTCTCGCTGACGGCGGAATTGAATGCGCCAAGGGTTTGGAATTAAAGGACTGTGGCTACAAGCCGGGTGCAAAAGTCTGTGGCAAGTGCGGAGCAAAGGCTGTAACACAGTCAGAACAAGCCGTACCTTCCGATATGGCACCCGAAGCATCTGCTCCAGTTGAAGAAGAAAAGAGCGAGTGGGTGACCGCATCTGAAGAAAAAACCATGCACGTCGAAGCAGATATGCCAATGGCTCCGTCAAAGAAAAAGAAAAAGCCAATGATGGAAGTTCTTGAAGAAGAAAAGATGGACGGCGAAGAAGACGACGACGACGAGATGGATGAAGACTTGGACGCCGAAGAAGAAAAGATGTACGGCGAAATCGAGAAGATGATGGAAGAGCGCAAGAAGGCTCGCGCCAAGCGTATGCAAACAATGGGAGTTAAGTCTGCTGATTATGACGACCTTGCTTTCGTTTGCGCCATTGAGCGAAAAGTCTATGCAGGTGGTTCACAAATCTGTGCATCATGCCCAGGTGGATGTGAACAGCAAGACACAATGCCAAGTCTTCTTGAAGTTGAGGGTATGGCTGAAACCATGTTCGCAGGAAAAGTTTTAGACTCTGGTTATGCAGACGAAGTTGACATTTTTGTTGTTGATGTTCAACGCAAAGATGGAAAACCAGTTGAGGCTTACTTTGATGGAACAAGTGGCGAGTGCATGGGTTGGCATCTCCTTAATGAGGACTTGATTGGTGAAGTAGCAACAATTCCGGGTCAGAAAGTAATTTCTTTCAGCGAAGCATCTGCTATTGCAACAAAGTCAATTGAGGGAGATGTTGTTTCCGTTGATGCGGACATGTTTGACGGATACGACGCATACGCTGTTGAGATTGAAGGCATTGATGGCAAGTCCTACGATGTTTATGTTGGCGTAGACGGCGAAATCCTTGGCTACGACGAGTATGACGCTGACGAAGCATCGGACATTGATGAAGAGATTGCTGATATTGCCCTCAAAGCAATGTACAGCGAAGATGAGCGCATGGAAATGGCTAAGGGCGGAATGGCTCTCGCTGATGGTTCCTTCCCAATCAAGGATGAAGAAGACCTAAAGAACGCCATCATGGCTTACGGTCGTGCATCAGACAAAGCAAAAGCAAAAATGCATATCATGAAGCGCGCACAAGAACTTGACCGCGATGACATGATTCCAGAGTCTTGGACTTCAGAAGAAAAAGTACTTGTTGATGACGAAGCAAAGCAATTCCTCAGCAACTTGATGGAACTTGAGATGCTTGAGATTGAAACAGGCTTCGGCGAAGTTCAATGAGAAAAGAACGTCAGCCCCTCGATTCAGGTTTTATGCCTGCGGAAGAAACACCGCAAGTAGAAACACAAGTAGTTGAGACCACACCTATTCTTGAAGAAGTTGTTGAAGAAGTTCTTGTGCAGGAAGATGCACCTATTGAAGTTAAGACGGAAGAAAAACCACAACCCGAGAAGGCTTCTAAAAAACAAGATGAAGACGATGAAGATGTTGTTCAACTTTCAACAATCAACCAATCGTCTGAATCAATTAGAGAGTAATTGGAGGAGACGATGATTAAGTCGTCTCGTGCTTTCGACGCAAACGAGAGGTTTTTTGAGTATCTAAACTCGGTCTCCGTCGTTCAACAAAATGTCTTATTGTTCAAGGGGTTTCTCGGACCGACCATTAAAGACAATGATGGTTTGCAAACAGTTGGAGTACGCGCCGCCCGTGCCGCTGGTGTCATCGTTGACTCTTCAGGAAAACTTCGCTGTCCACCCGGCACTCCCAATGCCAATCAATTTACCGACTTGCAAATGTCTAATTGCATGGTTCCAAGTGCGGAGACTGCTGCACGCGCTGTTGCGGAGGCTGTCTCAGGTGTTGCAGAAAACATTGACCGTGCTATTGGAAAACTTAGTGACGCTTCGGATTTGGCTGAACTTCCAAAAGCAGACCATGCAACATCTGCGCAAATTAGAGAGTTTAATGCCAAAATGCTCGCCATGGCTCCGAAATGGGGTCGCGTTGACGACGAGTACATCAAAAAGGTAAATGATACTGGTTACTACTCGACAGCAATTTTGACTCTGGAAGAACGGCAGACGTTACGCAAGGATAAGATGGCGGAAAAGATTTCCAACCTTCGACGCATGATTGAATCAGGCGCACAGACGAATGAATCGGGATTTCCGCTTGGCAGGGTTATAGACCCTAAAACGCATGAATTTATTCTTACGCATACTGACGAAGAAGTAATTGAAGCAATAGAACAGACTGCCTTAATAATTGCAAAAGCACGCAAACCCGAAGCATCCGTATGGGCTAAAGGAGAGCACCTAGAAGCATATTTGACAGATGGCTATCGCCCAATGACGGAAGGTGCAGCCGATGCCAAGGTTGGTGAAGCCATGACGTCCCTACTTGGCAACCGTGGGAAATTTGAAGCAAGTGTTGGAGCGGAACATGGTTCTGGTGTTCGTCCAGTGTACGGCTTTAGTCGCTTCACTTTCTGGGATGATGAGTTAAAACGAATCACGGATGAGAAAAACCTAAAAGAGGGTGCAGATTTATTCAGCACAGACCACTACTTAACCATTCCCGGCAAAGGTGCAGGTGGAATTGCTGGCTATGAAGGCGCATTCGCTGGTGACGCAATCGGCTACGGAGATATGGAATTTGTACTTCACGCAGAGGTAGCAGACAGAACAGTGATACATCACAGAGATAGCATTCTCAATCAAGCAAGAGGTGCTGCGGCGGTTGGTGCATCAGACGAGGATTTAATTGAAGCAATTACTGGTCACTTGACCACCAGCGACATGGATGACAATATCAATCGTCTGTTGCGAACCCATGTTACGCAGGATTTTGTTAATTGGACTAGGTCGTCAGCCAACAACGAAGAGAACATGAACACAAACGGTCAATATACGGAATCAAATATTCTTGGAGGATTCTCTGTTGAAGACATTAAAGAAATTAAATTTGATGCAGTTAGACTGTTCCCAAAACATAAAGACCAGTTTAACCCTGACGGGGTTGATGGTACGGAACTGATTCAAAAAATTGAAGACCAGCATCTTTCTACGGAACAGTTACTTGCGGAAGGTTTCACAATAGGTGAGATAGAAGTTGTACGCGCAAAAATTGCAAGTTGGAAAACAAAAAACGCTGCACCTAAGAGTGTGAAGGAGTTTCAAGCAATAGGTTACAACCCCAATCTTGATGGACTCATTGGGGCAATGGAGATGGAACGCATCAGTTCATTGGTTGCCGAAAAGGCTCCACACGCTAAAGTTATTTTTGGTTCTCCTGATGGTCTCGACTTAGGCGACCCTACAAAATACGACGGCGGTAAAGCAGGCGACCGTATTACTGATATTTGGGGTAGTCGCCTACGTAAGAAGTTGTTGGAAGAGACTCGTCAGGAAATCAAGTATGCGTCCAGCCCATCCGACCCAAGTGAATCAGTGGCATGACAATGATTGATAAAAAAGAGTTTCCCATTCCGGTCGCCGTAGTCAATAAAGCGATTATCTACACTTGTTTAAAACCTACCTCCTCAAATTACGACGGCTATTTTTCTGAAGGAGGCGTAGATACCCCGATTAAGGTTTACGCTTTGTACTTTCACCTAAACGATGGCGGAATTCAATCAAAACTTGATGAATGGCGTCTAATAGATACAACCGAATTCCATAAGCAGTTTTGGGAAATGTCTTCACGCTCGAAAAAGATAGATACGGAGGCTTGGATAGCCATGTTTTCCCTCCGTTCAGAGCCAATAAGCCCTGACATTCTCGCGAGTGTGGGTATAGAGCAAGAAGAAATATATGGCAATAAACAAAAGATGTCATCAACTGCGACCGATTTGAAGAAACCAGCCAAAGAGGACGACCTATGAGGTATGCGTTAGTTGCACCTTGCACGAATATCTCAGGGACGCCTTATGTTGCCTTCAAGGGTAATGTACCCATTGGGAAAAGCCTTCAAAAAGACACCCCTAAAATGTCCTATTATAGTATTAGTACCAATATTTTAGATACAGACAATATTGAACTCTTACGTGTGCTAGCAAAAAAATGGAAAGCCACTTTACCAGCGGAATTCGCTGAAACAGAACAAACGAAAGAACCAACAAAAGATGAGTGAATCATTTAACCAAAATTTTGATATTTTTGCTCGGCGTTTTCGTGTTGCTTTGCGTGAAAAAACATTGATGAAGCGCACTAACCTTTTGCTTGATCAAGAGATTTACTTCAACCCTGAACAATCTAAGCAGAATTTCATCTTCAAGAGTGGTTCAGATATTAGAAAAGTTCCGCTAAACGGAAACAGAGAACTTTTGAACTTTAAGGCAACGCTTTACCTCAAAACGCGAGTTTCTCGTCTTGGTTCAGAGACCTTCGTTGGAGACGAAACAAAGCGTGGCGGTCTTGGGAAATGGTTTGATGAAGAGTGGGTGGACATCTCTCGCCCCAAAAAGGGTGGCGGTTTTGAACCATGTGGACGCTCAGATGCGGATTCAGGGAAATACCCTAAGTGTGTAAAGAAATCTGTCGCCATGCGTATGACTGCTGAGGAAATTGATTCTGCCGTGCGGAGAAAGCGTCGCGCTGAAACATCAGAAGTTCGTGACGAGAACAAGCCAATAAATGTGACTACATTTAAGAGTGAGAATGTTCCTACGGATACGGAACTTTATGCTCGCGTCAAAGACGAAGCGAAAAAGAAATTTAATGTTTACCCATCCGCATATGCCAATGCTTGGCTCGTTCGTGAATACAAAAAACGAGGCGGTGGCTATCGTGTTGAAAAAGACGCTGAAGAAGATGTTGAGATAAAAGCAGGCTTAATTGGTTCTAGCAATCCTGCTGGTCGTGCCCTACAGGCGGTTGGTTCGGCTATCACGCCGGGGAACGTTTCAAGCATTACTTCGCCAATCCGTTCCCGTGTGTACGGTGCTCTTGTTCCCGGCGGTGGCGGTGGCGCTTTAAGCCGACTGAAGCCAAACCGCAAAAGGCAAGCACGGTGCCCTGCTGGATTTGAATATGGTGGAAGATTCACCGACAATCGCTTCTCAACCTGTGGTGCCCAACTCTTTGAAATACCAGGACCTTTAGCACTTATCGGACGGGCGGTTCGTGGCGCAATGAACCTTGGTACAGCACGAGCCGAGAACCTTTCAGAAGTCCTAGAAGGAAACCCAAGCAACGCTAGAACTATTCAGATTCAACGAATGGCTCAAATCCCAAGAACAGGTGCTTTCAATAAGAGCAAGTTTGACACTGCCGTAAAAGATTCAATCACGCTCCTCAAAGGTGCACAACGCGGTGAAGGCAGAATGATTCGCAGAGACGGAGTAATCCTGCGTCCTGTTGTTGCATCTTCCGTTCTGCGGTCATTCAGCGAGAACCCTGACATGGTTGAAGGTGCGATGATACGAGCAATTCAGTTGCCCGAGGACATTACATCAGACGATTTAGCACTACTTGGTGGAGCATCTATGAGCAAAATTGCTTTCGTCGCACCAAACGGTGTTGTTGTCAGTCTTGAACGGTCACGACCTTTTACCGTTGGTGAGAAGCGAAAGTTCCCACGCATGATTAATGCCCTCGCTGAATCAAGCACAAAAGACAACATCATTAAAAACATTGAGGATTTCGCTACCAACTCTGACGGTGCGTTCAAATACTCAACAGAGTTTGGAAGTGTTTCTGATGCGCTTGAGATGGTGACATACACGGGGACTGATGGTGTTGAACGAACGGCACCTCGCTGGATTTATGAAACCTTTATCAAGAAGAATTTGAAATAATATATTTACAAATCCTCTGAAATTCTATGTCCTTATTAGTGATACCATTTTCATATAGCAATATCGCCGTTGGCAAAGGCGGAGAACAGAAGTCTTCTTCGTATTCCTTGGAAAGCACCCAATGAAATTAGTTTTCATTATAAAAAATCGTGACAACTCACCCTTTATGGTGGTCTCAACGACCCCTGAAGGGACAAAGTTTCAGCCAATGACGGAACCTGCCAAGGAACTTGCCGTCTTTTTGCGTCAAGAGTATTCAAAAACCAAAATTACTAAAGCGGAATTAGAACAAGTAGTTGATTCTTCTAAAATAATTGAAGGTCCAAGCCCTGACAGTTCAGCAACATCTAAAAAAGTTGCTCTACTTAATGAAGAGCCACAATATTCTCAGGAATTAGTAACCTTGCCTGTTCTATCAATTTCAGAAGTTCTTCTTTCGGAATTTTCTAATGCCGAATACAGGAATGTTCTAACCTTCAAAGCGTCTTCTTTCATATCAGACCAAACACGGTCTTCGGCAAACTTTGAAGTCAAGGCTGTTCGTGCGATATGGGATCCGAGCCTCTCTATCCCCGGCACAAATCGCCGTGGCGGGTTTCGTTGCCCAGTCGGAACTCGATATGGCGGACAAATCACAGACCGCTTTGGTCGCTCCTGTGGATGGGGTGTGGCAAGGCGTATTGCTAACCAAATAGCAGACATTGGTGAGCGTCTAGAACAACGAGATGACGGTAAGCGCAAGCGTCGCCTTGACCGTCGCAATGCACGAATGATTGCACGCCTACAGGGTGGAGAGCGGGCTGGTCGTCTTGAGGGTGGATTAAGAGACATTGCGCAAAGACTTGACGGTGGTGGTGGTGCGCCAAGAGCGCCACGCCCACAGAGAGAAATAGATCCCGTCCGTGAAGCGAATCGTCAAGAAGCATTAGCGGAATTGCGAAGAGTCCGTGATGACGTTGTTATGCCAAGAGTTCCAAGACGAAGGGGTAGGCAAGCACCAAGAGACGAAGAAGTAGAAACTCCATCTGCACGCCCAACTCGCAACAGACGCCGTGATGTGATTCCTGAAACAGCGCCAACTCCAAAGCCAAGACCAAGACCTGTACCACAGGGTGGAGTTCGCCCTACGCCGGGCGGTTTGCCATCCCTTCCCGACTACAGACCAAATGACCCTGTTGGTAATCGTCAAAGGTATCTCGCTGAGGCTATACAACGACTCGCTAAGGATAAGCGCGACGCAAAGCGCAATCGCCCTGATGGTGTTTCAAACGAAAACTGGAAAAAATACAAAGACTACGTTGATTCCCTTGAACATGTGTTTGGTTATGGAGGCAATGACCGTTTTGCATCTGTTATGTCATATGACGAGTGGGCACGCAGGAACAATGCAACTCCTCGCGCACCACAGGCTCCTTCAGATGCTCCCGCTCGCCCACAGCCACGCCCACGAGCAATCCCACAACCAGAAGATGTTGATGTACTAACAGCCCGAGAGGCTTCCGACGCAGGCGAATCTGAAGCGTTCAAACCATATGTTCTTCGTAAATACAACGAGTACGCACAGCGTGTTCGTGAGATTCGTGAAGGCGGTGGCAATGCAGGAATGCTTACACGACGCGAGTGGTATGCGATAAATAAAGACAACCTTCGTGATGCGTGGAAAGATGTTCATGGTCGTAGTGCTCCACAGGACTTTGAACCACCAGCACCACGGCGTCCACAAAACAATCGTCGCCGTCGTCGCGCCGCTACAGCAGTGCCAGCAGGTCGTAGCGCATCACGCAAACCAACACCCGATGACGTTCCCGAGCCAGCACCAGCACGACCAGTAAGACCGGCTCGGAAGCCATTCAACGCTCCCGGTCAGCGCGGGCAAGTTAGTTTGCTGGACGCACTGCGCAAACGCAATGAAATGCGAAGAGGCGGTGCACAAGATGAAGACTTGAAGATAGTGCTTCACAACGGCAAGCATTATGTTGTAAAAAAGGCAGAAATAGATAGGGCTAATGCAAATGGTGCAAATATTGTAGCCCTGCCAGAGCCTCCACAACCTCCACCACGCCCTCCTGCTAGACCAGCAGTAGTTCAGCCGATTACTCCACCTCCTGCGGTAGGTCCAACGAACCTGCCTCCTAATGCTCCACCCGCCCCACCAAGAGCACCACGACCACAGATACCAATGGGACAAGAAGAGCGCTCACCAATACGACCATTCGCTCGTAAGGAAAATGCTCACGGCGTTCTTCCTGTTGAGCGTGGAAATGGTGGTCTTGGAAAATGGGTGGACAAAGAAGACAAGACGATAGACACTCAACAAAAAGCAATTGAACATATTAAAAACGGTGGAGATTTTGAAAAAGTTCCGGCGAAGTTCATGTTTGAGGCTTTGTTTCAAAATTCGTCAGCGGACGAGACAGATTTGAATGCGAGATACAGGAGAATAACACCGTCGGGTGGAATCATTGGATTTACTCAACTCTTTTTCGTGCGAGGAAAAGATGGAAAGAAGAGTAACCAAGGCTGGGTTTTGAAAGCCGCCTCAGACAAAGATAATGCTGGCGAGTTGGTTGGATGGAACTATCTTGCTGAAGTAGGAGTCCTAGGAGATGGTGCCATCGCCGATGGGCGTCTAGAAGCAACACCTGAACTAGTACGGGATCTTGGGGCATATGGAGCCAGGGCGACACGGAGTGCGGGGGCACAGTTTGTTGTCACGCCGTTGGCTTTTAATGATGTTCCAAATGACCACGCAGTCGGTCCTGACGGAGGTCGTCCCAATAGCGACTTTGTTCTTGCCCAACTACAAGCAACAACAGATCGTGGTCTCCCAGCGCGATTAGCAAACCTTATGACAAATTATATTCTTGGTGTCAGCGACAGGCATACGGGTAACGGCATGGGACGTAGTGTCACTGCGCCAGATGGTAAAAAAACAGCGCTTGTGGTTCCACTTGACCTTGGTTGGGCAGGACAATTACATGGCAGTTCGTTCTCCTCGTACAAACAAGGTTTCTCTATGGATCCGAACATGATGGATAATGCTTCGCGAGAACTGCAACTAATAGGTGATGTTGCTGTTCGTAAGCAGGCATACGAAGCAATGGTGCAAACATTCGATGATATTGTAAGCAAAACAGAAAGAGTCTTGGGCGTTGGACGAGACGAGTTCATTGCAGATGCACTAAAGAATCAGAACCGCAACGCTACGAATGTAGCGAGAATGGGGAAACTTTATGATGGAATGCAAGACCATTTAAGCAAACTGCGGAATCAACGAGCCAAAATTGTTGCACTCCTACCAGTAGACCAGAGGTAAATTATGAGAGAGTTCGCGATAGGTGAATTTAGAGATTTCTACACCGATAAAAAACATGGCTCATTTGCTATAAAAAACACCGATGGCATGGTTGAGATAAACGGCTCAGATAAGGACACATCAAAAGCGCTTCTTGATATTTTATCAATGTCGGGTGGTAGGAAAGAAATTCCTGAAGCAGGAAGCGGTGTGGAGAGAATCTTGAGTAAAATTCTTGGAGCATCATCACGATTCAGTTCTGATGGGAAAGTAACAGAAGAACTCTACAACGAAGCAGTTAAGTCTCTTCCAAATAAGGAAAGTTTCAAGGCGTAAATCATGCTTAATAATGTTGTTGACTTTAAAGCCAAATCTTTCCTTAGTGAACAAAATACGTCAACTATGGCGTATGAAGTAAAGGCTGTTCGTGCTATTTGGGACCCAAGTCTTTCTATTCCGGGAACTAACCGTCGTGGTGGTTTTCGTTGTCCAGTGGGAACACGATACGGTGGGCAAATAACCGACAGGTTTGGTCGTTCATGCGGTTGGGGCGTAGCACGCCGAATTGCAAACCAAATTGCTGACATTGGGGAAAGATTTGAAAACATTGACGATGCTCGTAGGGGTCGTCGTATTGCTCGCCGTGAACGTAGGATTCTTGAGCGTTTAAACCCTGAAGGTGGTGGCACGGGTCGTCTTGAAAGAGGCTTGCGTGGCGTGGCGGAAAGGCTAGATGGTGGAGATGCTCCGTCTCCTGCTCCTCGCGGTGCAAGGCGTCGTACTGTCACGCCTCGTCCACCATCTGTTGATGCACCCGATGCTGAACAAACACCCGACGCACCTCGTGCTCCACGGAGAAGGCGTGCACCAAATCTTCGCGACTCGGAGCAACGACGCATGGATAGGGAAATTGAACAGCCGGGCGCACCGAGAACTGACGAAGCGCCTGCTCGCCCAAGACGACCTGTCAAACCGCGAGGCGAAGGCAACTTGCGTGATTCTGAACAGCGACGCATGGAGAGAGAAATCAACGAACCAGGTGCACCTAGAACAGATGAAGCACCTGCTCGCCGTCGTCGTCGTGCTGTTGTTGAAACTGCAAAACCACCCAAACCACAACAAGAACAGGCAAAGAAGCCAAAGCCAATTGTTGAACCAAAAGTCGTCAAACCACGCCGACCTAAACCAATGGACGTCAACGAAAGCGATCCAGATGAACGCTCCGAACGAAATGTCAGAAACCGTTTTCGTCAACGAGGTTTGCCTAATGATGCATATTGGAGAAAGCCAGAATATGCAGGCGAAGATAAGAATGAATTAGAGAGACGATTTGGTCGCTACTACTCCGAAGACAATAGACGGAACGCACGCGGTAATTTAGTAAATGAAAGAATTGCAAGAGGCGAGGGTGATGCAAACCGTATTGCCGCAGACATCATAAGGGCATTTGGCGAGAACAATCTTCCCCTTAGGCAAGTTGAATTTGATGATATTGCAGGTCCGGGAAATAGTGATAACGCGGCTCGTTCAGCAGAAGTGCGGGCAGAAGCGGCTCGTCAGGCTGATGCCATTTTGGCTGATGCTGATAGAGAGCGTGCTTTTGAGCAAGATCAACCTGACGCTTTCCTTGAAGCATTCATGCCTCCCGATTTAAGAAATCTTTCATTGGATGAGGAAAGAGAGTTCCGTGAACAGTGGAGAGAAGAACAGAACGGAATTGAAGATATCTTCCGAAACTTTGACGGACGGATAGCCGACGGAGACTTCGGTACCGCCGAAACCTTACGTGAACGCATTCGGATAAATAATGATGAAATTGGATTCGCCAACGACCGTCTTGAAAGGGATTTGGAGAGATTAAGAGAACTAGAAGGTTCTATAACCGTGGCTCAGATGCGGGCTAGATCTCAAGTCAGAAGAGAGGCGCTTGCGCGAATTGCTGTTAATGCGCAAGATAGGCGTCGCAGGCAACTTGAAAACAAGAAATTTCAAGAAGCGATAGACGAGGCAGACAAAAAGCCAAAAACACCAAAACCCAAAGTGGTAAAAAAACGCGCTATCAATCTCAACGACGCACTAAGAGACGACACTTTCGTTGAGCGCATAAACAGAGATGTTTTAGGTAAGCGCCTAGAGATTTTGAATGACCCTAAAAACTTTACTGGTGCTAACGACCGAGATGCTGAAGCAAAAAAACAATCTGCTTTGCGTGTCGCAGAAACAAACATAATCGCGCTTACTGCTCGTCTTGAGCGTATTCAGCAAGCACAAGACAGAGGAGACATAAGTCCTCTTGATGTCGTGCGTGGCGCGAACAGAGAAATCAATGTCCGTGAACTGAAGGAAGAAATTGAATCAGTAATTGACGCGTGGGGTGATGTTGTA